AACAGGAAAAGCGCCCTGTGATGACGGACGACCAGAAAAAGCTGCGCAATCTCGTCGATCGCCGCCACCCGGAATACGTCGCCAACAAGGATCACTGGAAGTTCCTGGAGTCGACCTACGAGGGCGGTCGCGAGTGGTTCAAGGAAGGCAACATCTTCCGCTACGTCAAAGAAGGCAATGGCGAGTTTGCCGACCGGGTGGAGCGTTGCTACCGCTTCAACCACACCAAGGAAGTGGTCGACCTGCTCAACAAGTACCTGTTCAAGCAGAATATCATCCGCAACACCGACGATGCCCCGGAAAGCGTCAAGCGCTTCTGGACCAACGCCACCAAGAACAACCTGGGTATCCGCGACTTCATGCGCCAGGTGGGGCGTAAAAGCTCGGTGGCCGGTCGCGTGGCGATTGTCGTGGACAACAACGCTTCTACCACCGGCGTAATTTCGAAAGCGGACGAAGCCGCCGCCGGCGTGCGTACCTACGCGTATGCAGTCGGCCCCGCGCAGATTCTGGACTTCAGCTGGGGCGAAGACGGCGAACTGCTGTGGATTTTGCTGATGGAGATCGCCCGCGACGACGTCGATCCACTCACCAGCAGTGGCGAAAACAAGAACCGCTGGCGCCTCTGGACGCGCAACGAATGGTTCCTGTTCGAAGAGCGCAAGGTCGGCCGCAACGGCCGTACCCAGATCGTCCAGATCGACTCCGGCAATCACGCGCTGGCCGCGGTGCCGGTCGTGCTGTGCGATCACATCATCACCGATGAAGATTATGTGGCGCCGTCGTTCATCGACGACATCGCCTACCTGGATCGCGCCGTCGCCAACTACCTGTCGAACCTGGACGCAATCATCCAGGACCAGACCTTCTCGCAGCTGGCCATGCCGGCGCAGAACGTGCTGCCTGGTTCGGACACCGCCAAGGTATTGCAGGAAATGGGCACCAAGCGCGTGTTCCTGTACGACGGCGAAGGCGGTCATCCTCCGATGTACCTGTCGCCCGACCCGAAGCAGGCCCAGATGGTCCTGTCGATGGTCAACAAGATCATCAACGAGATTTACCATACCTCCGGCATGGCCGGCGAGCGCACCAAGGAAGATAACTCCCTGGGCATCGACAACAGTTCTGGCGTGGCCAAGGCCTACGACTTCGAACGCGTCAATGCCTTGCTGCAGGCGAAAGCCGACAGCCTGGAAGTTACCGAGAACCGGATCGCCCGCCTGGTCGCGAAATGGAATGGTGAAAGCATCGAGGCTGACCTGGTTTCGTACCCGGACAACTTCGATACCCGCGGTCTGTACGACGAGTTCGACATTGCCGCGCGCCTGATGCTGATCGAGGCACCTGACGAGGTACGCCAAGAACAGATGAAGGCGGTGATTGAAAAGCTGTTCCCGCAAGTGGCGAAGGCGATCAAAGAGACCATGATGAATTCGCTCAAGGAATGGCCGAAAGACCCCATCGAAATGGCCACTGAAATGGCAAAGGCAACCGCCGTTGCCACGCCGGCGACCGCAAACGCCAAGCCCGGACAAGGCAGCGTAAGCAAAGACACCAAATGACCCACCGCGGCGTCAAGCGAACAGACGCCGCATTTACCCTTGACCTAGAGACTGGTCAGAAAGGCAAACGATGCACCCGAAATACTGGAAATTCCCTGGCGGCCGTCGCTTCATGGATCAAGCCAACGGCGACGAAGGCGGTAGTTCCGCCGGCGGCTCCGCTGCACCGACCGAAGCTGAAAAAGCTGCCGCTGAAAAAGCCGCCGCTGACAAGGTCGCGGCCGACAAAGCCGCAGCCGAAGCTGGCAAAAAGCAGCCGACCGACGAGGAAGCCAAGCTGCTCAAGGAAGTGATGCAGAAGAAGGAAGCCCTCAAGGCTGCGGAAACCGAGGCGGCAAACGCAAAGGCGCGTCTGGCTGAATTCGAAGGCATCGACGCCGCCGAAGTCAAGAAGCTGCTGGCCGAGAAGAAGACCGCCGAGGAAGCCGCGCTGGCCGCCAAGGGCGACTTCGACACGCTGAAGGCGCGCATGGCCGAAGAGCACACCAAGGTGACGGTGAGCCTGCAAGACCAGATCAAGGCACTGCAGGAACAGCTGAGCGCCAAGGATCGCACCGTCGAGGAACTGTCGATCGGCGTCCAGTTCGGTGGCTCCAAGTTCATCACCGACGAACTGACCCTGACCCCGACCAAGGCACGCACCATTTACGGCGCCCACTTCGACACCATCGAAGGCCAGGTCGTCGCCTTCGACAAGCCGCGCGGCAGCGCCGGTCGCACCGCGCTGGTGGATCAGCTGGGCAACAACATCGGCTTCGAAGACGCACTGCGCAAGCTGGTCGACGCCGACCCGGACCGCGATTCGCTGCTGCGCTCCAAGGTACGCGCCGGTGCAGGCAGCGGAAGCTCGCACTCGCGCGAAGTCAAGACCGAGAGCAAGCCGACCGACTCGCTGTCGAAGATCACCGCCGGCATTTCGATCCTGGGCCTGACCCCCGCCAAGTCGATGTAAATCTGGTCGCAAAAGTCAGTCACCGGTGACTTGACATGGATGCCAACATCAGGTATCTTCGGCATTTATCGGTGACTAAAGCGACTTAGGCCGAACTACCAAAATTGTTCTCTTCCTTCTTTTTAAAGGACATGCAATGCCTTTGCTGCGAGTAGAAGCCGAGCGTCTGAGCCAAACCGATATGCGCTCGGGCGTCATCGACGAAATCATCGACCGCGATGATCTGTTCTCGATCCTGCCTTTCGTGAAAACCGAAGGTAAGGCCTATGTGTACAACCGCGAGAAGACCATCGGTTCGGCCGACTGGCTCGATCCGAACGACCCGATCAACGAGTCGAGCGCCACCTTCCAGGAAGTGACTGCCAAGCTGCGCATCCTGGCCGGCGACGTGGATATCGACAAGTTCCTGTCGGGCACCATGAGCGACCTGAACAACCAAGTCGCGATCCAGATTCAAAAGAAAGCCAAGACCGTCGGCCGCGAATTCCACCGCGCCCTGGCCACCGGCAATTCGACCACCAACCCGAAGCAATTCGACGGCCTGCCGGTCTTCCTGCAGCAAGCGCAGGACTACGCCGCAACCGTGGGTGGTTCGCAGATCGTCAGCGCCGGCACCAACGGTAACGCGCTGACCCTGTCCATGCTGGACGAACTGTGCGACGCCGTGCCGAATGGCGCCGACGTCCTGGTGATGCGCCGTGGCACCATCCGTGCCTACCGCGCCCTGCTGCGCGCCACCTACGGCACCGACGCCGTGATGCAGATGATGGAGAACTTCGGTCGCCCGATGCTGACCCACAACGGCATCCCGATCATCATGAACGAGTTCCTGGACGGCGCCGAAACCCAAGGCACTTCGACCAAGACCACCACCGTCTACGCCCTGCGCATGAACGAGCATGATGGCCTGCACGCGCTGTACGGCGGCGACTCGGCTGGTATCGTGGTCGAGAACATCGGCACCGTGCAGAACAAGGATGCCACCCGCATCCGTCTGAAGTGGTACACCGGCATGGCCCTGAAATCGACCCGTTCGATCGCCGGCCTGAAAGGCGTCACCAACGTCTGATCCGGTTGCTGAGTAAGTCAGCACTGAATTAGAATAGAAAGGCGGGCTTCGTGCCCGCCTTTTTCACATCTACAAGGACACCAGATGAAAATTCGCCTCACCCAGCCCGGCTTCGAAACCTATACGGCCCAGATGGGCACCCTGTTCTTCGAAAACGGCCTGACCACCGCCGACGTTCGTCCCAACGATGCCGTCCGCCTGGCCGCGCAGTTCCTGTGCGAATGGGAAAACGGCACTTCGGTATCGGTCGCGCAATCGCTGCTGGACCACTCGCACAGCAACATCAGCACCATGCCGGCGCCGATCAATGCCGACCAGGCGCTGGCTGGCGAAATCAATGCCGACCAGGCGCAACCGAGCACCGCCCCCACCGCCGTGACCAAGCAATACGACCGCGCCGACCTGGAGGCAATTGCCGACAAGGATGGCATCAAGGGTCTGCGCGCCATCGGTGACAGCCTGGGCGTGAAGAACAACTCCGTCACCGGCCTGATCGACGAAATCCTCGCCAAGCAGGTGTAATCCATGGACGTCTTTTCCGCCAACACTGATGTGACGCTGGAGGTGCCGCTGACCGATAAAAGCGGCAACCAATTGTCGGTATCGGCCATCACTTATCGCGTTACCGACATCAACGGCGTGGACGTCATTGCCGCGACCGCGCTTGCTGATTTCGAAGCCGACTCCGAATCCGCCGTCATTGTCATCCCGGCGGAAAAGAACGCACTGCCAGCCGGCCAGCCGCTGAGTGTGCGCCAGGCTGTGCTGGAGTGCCAGATCGAAGCGAACAAGGTACGACTGACGGCGTTCTATGCGCTGCAGGCCGACGAAACCTTGATCACCGGCGTCAATTCGTTCATGACCTACGTGCAGGCCCAGTTCGTGGCGCTGACGATGCCCGGAATCGACGGCTGGAATGCCGCGGGCGACCAGGAGCGCACTACCGCCCTGATGGAAGCCTGGCGCCGCATTTTGCGCCTGCGCTTTACCGATATCGATAAGTACCGCGACCAGTCGAGCCTGTTCTACGGCTTTGAAGGCACGCGCGACACCAGCTGGATCGGCGGCAACGGCATCGCCGGCGACCTGTCGCTGCTGACACCGGAGCAATACCAGAGTCTGCCGGTCGAATTCATGGCGGCGCTGCGCAACGCCCAGCTGTCCGAAGCCAACGAAATCATGGGCGGTTCCTCGATCGACCAGAAGCGTCGGGAAGGACTGATTCAGGACAACATCGGTGAGTCGCGTCAGATGTTCCGACTCGGTAAGCCGCTCGACCTGCCGGTTTCGCGCGCCACGCTGCGCTACCTGTCCGGCTATGTCACTTACTCCCTGCGCACGGCCCGCACATGACCACTTACGACGAATACGGCGCCCAGGTGCGCGCCGCCTATGAGGTCTACACCCTGGCCCTCACCGGCGTCTACCTGGGGCTGCAAAGCGCCGGTCGTGGCGCTGATGCCGTGACCGAATTGCGCCGGCAAGGTCTGGGGCTGATCGACACGCTGCTCAACAGTGCCAGCAACATGGGTGCGCGCTACCTCAACACCTTGCCCGATGGACCCGGTGTAGACGTGCGTGAGACCTATTTCAAAGCTGAACTGCACCGCATCGCAATCAAGAACCTGAACGACCTGATCGTGCGTCTGATGGGCGTTGGCCCACGCGCCGCCGATGTGCTGACCCGGCCCGCCGGCGCCGTCGGTCTGCTGCTGCAGCAACGGCTCAGCCGTCCGCGCTTTACCGTGCGTGATAGCGCCGGTCGCGCCTGGGAGGCACCCAAGCTGGTGCAGGTCGAGGCCCGCAACTTCGCCTATCAATCGTATGTCGATGTCATGCTGGCCCGCAGCCAGAGCATCGGCGTCGACAAGATCGACATCGTGTATGCCGACCCGGCCCGCAACCGCACCCTGGCGCTGGATGAGGCGATCGCCCAGCGCAAGGTGATTTTCCACGTCAACGCCACCGCCCAGATCGACAGTCATGTTTCGACCTAATCTTCGCTGCAAAATCCAGCTTGCCTCGGGCAAGAACGATGTACGTGGCCAGCCCATCCCGGGCCGGCTCGTCGACGACCGCTGCGCCATCGTCAAGTTGGTCATCGAGAATGAAAAGTCCAGCGTGCGCGCCGACTCGTCCGCCTCGCGCGGCAATGCTCAGGAAATGGAAGCGCGTTCGGTGATTTTGCTGCCGGCGACCACTCAGGCGCGCATCGACGACATCATCATCGTGTTCGGCTACAAGCTGCGCATCATGGGCGCGCAGCCGCGCTTTGACGTCAATGGCCGTCTGGACCATCACGAAATTTACGCAACCATGTGGGGTAAAGCATGAACCTGATGCCGCTGGCAAACCTGATTCAAGACAATGGCCTTGGCCGTCAGGGCGAGACCCTGTTTGTGCACATGCTGCCGGCCGAAGCAGAACGCGGCATCTTGCTGCGCACGCCGCTGTCCGGCACGCCCATCGACTACGAGCTTCCCGGCTACTACAAGGCGCAGTTCCAGCTGATCGTGCGCATTCCGGCTGCCGACTACGAAGCCGGTGAGCAACTGGTCAACGACGTAATCGCCTCGCTGACCATGAGCGAGACCCAGGTCGAGGAAGTATTTTTCAACTACAGCCGGCCGCGCACCAAGCCGACCCCGTTCCCTTTGTCCAAAGGCAATCTGATCGAATTCAACGTGATGTTCGATTGCTGCTTCGTGGAGCATAAGTAATGCCCGTCAAGGTGGAGGGCATCATTTCAGCAGAGAACATGCTTCTGCGCCTGGACAGCACCGCCAAGAAACGCGTGGTGAGCGTACTGATCAAGCGCGCGCTGGAGATTCGCAACATGGCGCGCAAGATGGCCCCGATCGACGACGGTGATCTGGAAAAGGCAATCAAGACCCGCGGCACGGATGGCGGACGCGAACGTAGCGATACCGGTCAATTTCTGAAAACCCGCATTGAAGTCTATATCGACGGCGATGTACCGGTAGAGGATCGCCCCGGCAAAACCGTGGGCGACTATGCCTACACGATTCACGAGCACGTGGCACCGGCGGGCTTCATGAAGCTTGGCCCCAAGTCCGAACTCAAGCAGGCAACGCAAAGCGTGGTCGTTGGCGGCGCCTTCATGGACCGCGCGGTCGAGGAAGTAATGGGCGCCGTCGATACCGAACTGGTGGACATTCTGCGTGACTTCATGTAGGAAACCGCCTTGATTTATGATATATTCCGTCAGTCAGTACTGACTTATACCTTTGCAAAGGAGTTGTAAATGGCAAGTGATACCAAAAACGTCAAACTCGGCGTATGCCAGGTGCTGTTCGACGGCATCGATCTGGGCTACACCAAGGGCGGCGTTGAAGTCGAGGTGAAAACCGAGACCCACGAAGTTCAAGTCGACCAGTTCGGCAAGACCCCCATCAACGAATACATCATGGGCCGCACCGTCACCGTCAAGGTGCCGCTGGCGGAAACCACGCTGGAAAACATGGTCGCGATCATGCCTGGCGCGACCCTGAAGACCTCCGGCACCGACAAGTACGTCGAAGTGACTTCGGCGGTCGGTATCGACCTGCTGTCGAGCGCCAAGGAACTGCGTCTGCACCCGGTCGCACTGCCGGCATCGAACACCAGCGAAGACTTCGTCGCGCCTCTGGCCAACACCCCGGGCAACATGAACTACGCCTACAAGCTGGAAGACTAGCGCATCTTCAACTGCGACTTCAAGGCCTACCCGGACCCGCAGACCAACAAGCTGTTCTACATCGGCGTGCCGGACGGCGTCATCTAAGACCGGCCGCAACAACCTAAGCCCCGCCGCCTGGCGGGGCTGTCAATCGCAAGGAACAACCATGAAATACCTGAACCTGGACAAATTCACCCCGGCTACGGGTCGCTTCCTCAAGGTGGGCGGCATCGATCATGCGATCAATTCGATCGGCGTGGGCGAATTCATCGACACCAACCTGGCGCTGCAAAAGATCGACATGGAAGACATGCTGACCCAGCTGAATTTCACCATCGACCTGATCATCAAGCTGGTGCCGACGCTCAAGCGTGAACAGCTGACGCCATACACCCTGGACCAAGTCAACGAAATCGCTGACTTCGTGCGCGGCGCCGATGTCGAACACGCAGAAGTCGTCGAGGACGAAGAAGCGGGAAAGTAAGTAACCGGCAGGTGGAAGAAATGGACTTCGGGTTCTTCTTCTGCCGGGTGATGAGTTATTACGCACTGGGGTTTGACGCCGTTCGACGTCTGCCCCTTAAAACGTTCTGGGCCATGGACCGGAACATCGACCGAATCGAAGCCAGAAGCGACCAGCGTCGCCTATCGGTAGCGATGATGTCGCAGGCGACTGTCGAAGGCATCACGACATTCCGGCAAAGTTTGGTGCTGGAAGCCGGCACGATCGTACGCATGGATGACGAGGTCAACCCGATGCAGGCGCAGCGTGACGAAGCAGGGTTCGCCGAACTCAAGAGGATGGCGGGCCAGAAGATTGGTCAGTAACTTTTGAGGTATTAGATGGCGATCGGTAAGGAAATCAAGGTAGTTCTCTCGCTGGACGATAACGGGTTCAGCGTCAATGTTCGCAAGGCCGGCGACAACGTCAAAGGTCTGGGCGGGCAACTCAAAGGTCTTACCGGCGCCACCGAAAAGGTCGAAGCGGGCATGGCGGGCGTGTCCCGTTCCATGTCCAGCTTCGCTGACGGTTTTGCCGCTGCCAACCGGTCGATTTCGTCCACCGTGGACGGATTGCAAAAGAACGTTCTGGGCGGACTGAATAAGGTCAGCAAGGGTATGCGCGATGCCGCGACCCAGGCTAAGGCCGCGGCAACCCAGCAAGTCGATGCGCGCCTGCAGGTGCTGCAAAACGAAGTATCCACGAACAAAAAGCTGCTCGATTCGCGCGCCAAGTCGTATGCCGACCTGCGCAAGCTGGAGTCGACCATGCGCGCTCAGGCGATGGCCGCCGAACTGGCCGCAGAAAAGGCCCGTCGCAGCAAGAAGGCCGGCGCCGGCAGCATCGTTGCCGATAATCAGAAAGAGGCGAACCGCATCAACGCCAACGCCGACGCGGTACGTCGCGAAGCCAATGCGCTTGAAACCTGGATTGAGCGTCAAAACCGCGTGCAAAGCGCACGCGCAAGCTCGATTGCGGCGCTGGAAAACGAACGCAAGGCAGTGCTGGCGAATGTCGACGCCAAGATGAAAATGAACGCGGTGGCCGCCGCCGTGGGCAAGAGCAACGACAAGACCGTTGCCGACCTCAAGGCTCGGGCCGCAGAGCGCGAAGCCGCCGCCACGAAAGACGCTGCGCGCGCCGCTGCAGAATTCGCACGCCAGAAAAAAGCCTATACCGAACAGGAAGTGCGTGACGCCCGCGCCGCCGAAGCCGAGAAGACCCGCGCCGCCCGTGCTGCCGAGGCAGAACGTCTGCGCGCCGCCCGAGAAGCCGCGGCCGAGCGCCGTCGTATCGCGCGTCAGGAACTGGAAGAGCAGCGCGCCCAGGCGAAGATGGTTGCCGACATGTGGCGAGGCATGGCCCAGATGTATGCCGGCGCCAAGATTGAGCGAGGCATCGGCAATTCCGTGGTTTCGGCAGACGACGACCAGCGCGCGCGCATCATGGTCGAAGGCTTGAATCTGCCCAAGGCCGAGCAGGACCGTCTTTTTGCCGATTCGCAAAAAATCAGCGACCAGCTGAAATTCATTTCGACCAAGGATGTCATCAAGTCCAAGATGTCGGCAATTTCTTCGCTGGGCTACAACCACGAAAGCGTGATCGACGAAACGCTGTCGACCTTCATCAAGGCGGCGAACAACATGGAAATGCTGGGCGTCGGTCATGGCGATACCCAGTCTACCCTGCGTAACGTGTACGGCGTGACCGAAATGCGCCAGCAGACCGCCAATCCGCAGGCGATGATCAAGACCGCCGACCTGCTGAACAAGGCATTCATCGGCACCGCCGGCAAGGTTACGCTGGCTGACGTTGAGAACGCGCTGCGCCGTATCGGCACCGGCGCCAACACCCTGTCCGACGAGGGTCTGGTCAACGTGATCGGCCTGATTGACCAATTCAAGGTTTCGGGCGGCGACGGCGGCTCTGGCGGTGGCGTGTCCACCGTCGGCACGATCATCAAGATGGTGCAGGCGTACGCGACCGGCAAGAACAAGTCGAACAAGGCGGTGCAGCAATTCGTGGGCGCGGGCATTCTGGACGACGAAGGTCTGGACCTGACGAAAGACGATGCGCACGTGTTGAAAGATGCCAAAAACGGCAACTTCAAGAACGTCGAGAAGTGGATCAAGGACCCGATCGGCGCCATTCAGGACATGGTGCCGCAGATCGTCGCCTACACCCGCAAGCACAAGAAAGAGTTTTACCAGAACGGCGCCGACGATAGCGTCACCGCCAATCAGATGCTGGCCGTGCAGCAGTACTTGCAGCGCCTGGGAATTACCCAGTCCGCGGTGCAAGCAGTTACCGCCGTCGGCACCCCGGCCGCGCGCGAGCGTCTGGAGCATCAATCGGTCACGATCAACAAGTCTGACACCGTTGACCAGACGGCGGAACGCCTCAGCAAGAGCTACGCCGGCAACATGCAGCGCTTCACCGAGCAGATGACCAACTTTAAGGTCGTCATTGGCGACACGCTGCTGCCGGCCCTGACCAAGCTGCTGGAGTTCGGCAGCCGCGTCGTCATCATGTTCCGCGACTTCGGCCAGAACAACCCGGCAGCGGCCTCGCTTAGCGTCATTGGTGCGGCCGTGGGCGGCGTTGTGCTCTCGCTCAAGGGCTTCATGTCGATGTTCGGCAGCGTGGGCCTGATGGGCGTGCTGCGCTCCCTGATGGGCATTGCGCCGGCGGCAGCTGGCAGTGTGAGCGTGTTTGCGACGGCGCTGGGGTTCGCAGGCAAGGCGCTCAAGACCATTGGCCTGGCCATTATCGCCTACGACGTTGGCACGATACTTGGCAACTGGATCGACTCGTTCGATGCATTCGGACTCATGACGACCACGATTGGCGACAAGCTCGACAACAACGTCGCACGCATGATCTATGCATGGAAGCAGCTGCAAGTCGGCGGCGAGCGTGCGATCGCCTGGGCGCGCAACCTCGTGGGCATGGACAGCGACGAGCAGTATGCCAAGAAGACCGCAGAACTGGACGCGCGTTCGACCACGAACGGTCGTCGCCTCGACTCGACCCTGATCACGGCAGAAAGCAAGGCGCGCCAGCCGGTCAAGCTGACCAAGGAAAAGCACAAAGAATCCAAGGTGGCTGAACCAAACGAGCCGCTGAACGAAGCCTTGGAAGGCCGCGTGAAAAACGCAAGCAAGGCCGGTAGCAAGCGCCCCGACCGCGATCCGCTGAACAAGACGCTCAGCGAGGAACTGGGTCGCATGAACTCGGCCAAGATCAAGCTCGATGCACTGGTGTCGGGAGGCGAAACCCTGGAGTCGCTGCGCAAGCAGGCTGAAGCGCTGGTGCGTGGCAAGCTGGAAGCGGACGATCTGTCGGTCAACCACGACAAGAAAAATCGCCCTGACTGGAACGACGCCAAGGTGCAAAAGCTGGTCGACGCCACCGAAGCGACGATGCTGTACAACGAGCAGCTGAAGGCTGTTGAATACGCCAATGAACGGGTCGCCGCCACCGCGGTGGAAGCCGACGTGGCGATGAACGAATTCGAAGCTGGTGGTGTCGCCAAGCAGACTGACGGTTTCAAGTCATTGACGAAAGAAATGGCGCGCACCGAAGAGCGTCTGGGCGTCGGGGCGACCAAATTCACCGCTTGGGCTGCAGCGCGTGACAACGCCCTGTTCAACCAGGCCCGTACGGATTCGACCAGCTTCGCCGCCAAGTATCTCAAGCAGAACGAAGGTGACAAGGCCGATCTGCTGCCGACCGAGCGCGCCCGGAATGAAGCGCGTCTGGCCGCGGCTGCAAAGGTCGAGGACGACGAGTACAACATGCGCGTCAAGAACCTGGCACGCCAGTACGCCGCGCGCCGGGATTCCGCCCTGGCGCAATCGGTTGAAAATGGCGACACGCTGCGCGAAACCAACGAAAAAATGTTGGCGATCGACGAACTGTATCAGCGTGAAAAAGCCAAGATCGAAGACACCTATGGCGAACGTCGCAAGATTCGTGCTGAGCAGGAAGCGCGCGAACTGGAGTCGGCCACCGCCAAGATGGCGCGCGAATGGCAAGACGTCGGCAAGGCAGTTGACGACATCGGCGGCAAGGCTGGCGAGGGCTTCGTCAACATGCTCACCAGCACCCTCGGCACCGGGCGCCTGGCGGTGGGTGACTTCGTCAAGGGCACGCTGCAAGACATCGCCAACGTCAAGCTGAAACAAGCCCTGGCCGACCCGCTCAACGGCGCGATCACGCAAGGCACCGACTGGCTCAAGACCAACGTGTTCGGCATGCAGAAGCAGACCGCGGACACGACCGCCGCCAGCGCCGCAACCGCGCGCGCAACTGCTGACACGACCGCAACGACCGCGACCAACACGATGGCCGGCACCATCATGAGCCAGGTAATCCCGGCCCTGCAGCTGATGGCGGCCAAGCTCACCGGCGGCAGCGGCGGCGGTCTGGGTAGTATCGGCAGCCTGTTCGGCTTCGGCGGTGGTGCAACGGGTAGCGCCGGCGCCACGCTCACCGCCGGCGACTTCGCGGCGCAGGCAACGCCATCGCTGCCGTTCCTGTCGGCGTTTGCCGATGGCGGCATCATGACCAGCATGGGTCCGCTGCAGCTGCGCAAGTATGCCAATGGTGGCATCGCCAACAGCCCGCAGCTGGCCATGTACGGCGAAGCCGGCCCCGAAGCCTACGTCCCGCTGCCGGACGGTCGTTCGATCCCGGTCACAATGCGCGGCGGCGCCCAGCAAGGCGCCAATGTTCAAGTCAACGTCATCAACCAGACGTCGACGCCGGTCAACGCCCAGCAAGGCGCGGCACGCTTCGATGGCAAGCAGATGATTCTCGATGTGGTGCTGTCGGCCGCATCCCAGCCCGGGTCGTTCCGCTCGGGCATGAAAGACGCGATGAAAGGCGGCTAAAATGGCAAATCCGGTATTCCCCACCCTGGCGCTGACGAACGGCGGCCAGGACTCCACCAAATTCGGCATCAAGACCGAAGATGTGGCCATCAAGAGTGAGCTTGAAGGCGGGTACGTCGCTTCGCGTGCACGCCATACCCGCAAGCCGCGCAAAACCTTTTCGACCGGCTTCAAGGCGATTTCGGATGCCGATCGCAAGACCCTGGAGGCGTTTTACGAGCGCGTCGGCGGGGCCAGCGTGATCTTCGACTGGACCGACCCGGTTGACGGAAAGGTCTGGCAGGTTCGCTTCGAAGGTGAATTTTCCTTCAACTATGTCGGCATCGGCATCACCAAGCTGTGGGACGTCAGCTTTCAACTCCAGCAGGCATGATTGATAAGTCAGCGGTGACTAACGTATAATCGCCGCATGACTACCTCTCTTTCCGTCGCCAGCATCATCGAGAAGAACCGGCTTTCTTCCGAAGTTCCCTGGCTGATTCTGCTCGATATCGACGTGATCGATCCGGCAACGCTCACCAGCGTGGAGAAAATCCATCTGGTGCGCAATGCCGAGGACATTACCTACAACGGCAACGCCTACGTCGCCGCGGCATTTGACATCAGTCTCAAGTCCGAAGCCGGCGCGCAATCGGAAATCTCGCTGTCGATCAATGACTATTCGCTGGCAGTACAGAAGAAAATGCAGGATTACGGCGGCGGGGTTGGTTTCGCCGTATCGGTGCTGGTTGTCAACGCCGGCAATTTGCAGCAAAGCCCGGAAGTGATCGAATTCTTTCAGGTGACGGCAGCAGAAACGGCCAACTACGTCTGCACGTTCACGCTGGGCGCCGAAAACAACATCACCAAAGCCTTCCCACGCCGGCGCCAGACCAAGGATTACTGCCAGTGGCGCTACAAGGGTGCCGAATGCGGCTATACCGGTGCGATGCCAAGCTGCGACCTGTCGCTGAAAGGCCCGAATGGCTGCGCCGCCCACCAGAACGTTGTGCACTTCGGCGCCTACCCCGGCATCAACTCGCGTGACACGCGCTATGGGTGACTTTCACGACCTGGTCGGCGTGCCGTTTCAATACGGTGGCCGCGGTCCCGATGCCCTCGACTGCTACGGCTTGGTGATGGAGTGCGCACGCCGCGAAGGTATCGATCTGCCCGACTTCGGCTGCGCCACCGACCAGCCGACCATCATGGCCATGATGACCGCCAGCCTGCCGCAGTGGCGTCAGATCGAAAAGCGTCACGGCGCCATTGCTTTTATTCGCGTTGGCCGGTATGCCGCGCACGTGGGCTATGTGTTCGGCTCGCACTTCATGATTCACGCCTGGGAAGACTCGGGCGGCGTGTCGATCGTCCGCCTTTCGGACTGGGAACACCGCATCTTAGGATATTTCGAATATGTCGGACAAAAAGCAGCGTAAAGCCAAGCGTCACCTGATCCCGGTCATTCGGATTTTGAATCCATTCGACCCGCGCCAGCAGGAGCGCACCGAACTGGTATGGGGCGGCAAGAAGACCCTGGCCGATTACTTCCCGCTGACGGAAAAAGACCCGATCGTCCTGTCGGTATCGGGCCGCATCGTGCAGCGCGAAGACTTCGCCCGCACCTACTTGGGCAAGACCGACAATATCGTTCTTTGCCCGATCCCCGCCGGCGGCGGTGGCGGCAAGAGTATTCTCGCCATGGTCGCCATGATCGCCGTCGCTGTCGCTGCACCGTATCTGGCGGCCGGTCTGAATGGCGCATTCGGCATGGCCACAGTAACTGCAGCAGGCGCCTTGACCACAACCGGCATGATGGTATCGGCCGGTTTTGCCGTCGCCGGTTCGCTGCTGGTCAATACCATCTTCGCCCCTTCCGTGCCGACCAACACGGCGCAAGACGTCAAGTCGTCGTACGGCATCGACGGCGCCAAGAACACATCGGTCGAAGGCATTCCAGTGCCGGTCTGCTATGGGAAATTCCGTACCGCCGGCAATATCCTGGGGCTGTACACGACCACCGATGGCGACGACAACCAGACCCTGTTCATGCTCATTTCGGCAGGCGAAGGTCCGGTCGCGTCGATCACCGACATCGAAATCAACGACAATCCGATCACGGACTACCATGACGTCGAAGTCCAGACCCGCCTGGGCTTGGCCAACCAGACTGTCGTGCCGTGGTTTAACGATACCGTCACTGCCATCAACAAGGGCCAGAAGCTGACGACGGACTGGTTCTACTCGACCACGACCAAGCCGGTGGACAAGCTGCGTCTGGACTTTACCGCGCCCTCTGGCCTGGGTGAAATCGACACCAAGAGCGGTGGCACGAAATCGCACTCGGTCGATATCGACATCGAATACCGCAAGGTTGGCGAATCGGTCTGGGCAAGTCTCCCGGTCGCCACCGACATCATCGCATGGGAAACCGCTACCCGCACGGTCGACGGCAACTGGAGCGGCTTCGGCGGCATGATTGAAGACGTTGCCACGCGCGCGTACCTCAACGGCACCGGACCGACCATCGACAACGGTGACGGCACCTATTCGGCGCGCTATCCAGTATATTCTGGCGGCGTGCGCATCACTGGTGAAAAGCGCAGCGCCGTGCGCCGCTCCTACACCACTGACAAGCTCGATAACGTCAATTATGAAATTCGGGTTCGTCGCGTCGGCGCCAAGTCCACTAAGGACAACATCATCGACGAAATCTACCTGGCGGACGTGAATGAAATCACGCTGGAAGACATGTCGTATCCGAACACGGCGCTGATCGCTCTCAAGGTCAAGATGACCGACCAGCTTTCTGGCGTACCGAACGTCACCTTCCTCAATGGCGGCAAGATCGTCAGCGTCTACGACGGCAGCAACTGGGGCGTCGATGCATCGAGCAATCCGGCCTGGATCGTCTGGGACATTCTGACCAATCAACGCTACGGCGGCGGCATGCCCACTGCCCGCCTGGACCTGGTGGATTTTCACGAGTTCGCCCAATACTGCGAACTGGCAGACCTGACCTGGAATGGTCCGATCGAAACCGAGACGAACGTCTGGGATGCCTGCCAGATGGTGCTGCGCGTCGGTCATAGCCAGCTGGTGCCGTCCGGTACGCGCTACAGCGTCATCACCGAAAAGCCGTCCGCGCCGGTCATGATGTTCTCGGTGGCGAACATGATCCAGAACTCGTACAAGGAAACCTGGCTCGGCACCGCCGACCGTGCCAACGAAGTCGACATCACCTTCTTCGACCGGACCGACAAGTACAAGCAGCGCACCATCAAGGTCTACGACCCCGCGGCATTGGCCGCCGGTGCGCCGCAGCGCAACAGCGCCGTCACGTTGTATGGCGTGGTCGACTACGAAAAGGCCTACCGTGAAGCGCAATTCCAGCTGAACCTGAACCGTTTCATCCTCAAGACCATCACCTTCGGCGCGCCGCTGGAGGCGATCGCCTGCCGCGTGGGCGATCTGATTCTGGTACAGACCGACTTGACCGACTGGGCGCAAGCCGGTCGCTTCAACAGCGGGTCCACCACGTCGATCATGCAGCTTGACCGCCCTGTCACGATGGCGACCGGGAAGACCTACAGCCTGCTGATTCAGCGTGATGCCGTGCGTCGTTCGACCGGTACTGTCACGCGCGTCATCGGTAACAGCATCAGCCTGCAAGGCGTCGATCCGAACAGCCTGAGCGTCAAGCGTATGCAGGTAGCGGGACGCGACGTCGGTATCGACGCCACGTTCGCCGGCGGCGTCATCGTCCAGGACTCGACCGGCATCGCCCCGGGCCAGGAATATTCGCTGTGGGATACCGATGTGATCGAAGAACATGCGGTCGTGGCCACCGCCGGCACCAGCGAAACGGTCAAGCTGCAGATGCCGCTGAGCGACGTACCGCCGCAGTTCTCCAACTGGATGTTTGGCGAAGCGCAGAAGGTCAAAAAGCCCTTCCGCATCAAGTCGATCACCGGGGATACCGAATACCGTCGTGACATCACCGCCATCGAATACCGCGAAGAAGTCTACGACTACACGCGTTATGGCAGCAACACGCCGGTCGTGACCAACCCGAACACGCCGATCGGACCTGTCGGCAGCCTGGCTGTGTACGAAGAGACCTACATCGCTGGCGAAAGCATCGCCACCAGCGTCGTCGCCTCCTGGGCGCCATCGGTGGTTGGCCTGTACGCCGGCGCGGACGTGTACGTCGAAAAGAACGGTGCGCCCGCCGAGAAGATCAGCGAAGTCAAGAACCGCACCAGCGCCGTAATTCAAGCCACGCGCGGCGACGTACTCAAGGTGCGCATCGTGGCGTTCGACATCTTCGGCAAACGCAGCCAGTACGAAAGCGCACCTGTCGCCACCTACACCGTCATTGGCGAACCGCAGGTCGAAGTGGGCACCCCGAGCGGCGCCGGCTTTGTCTGGGCGGGTCGCGACTGCAAGATCAACTGGCGCTACAACTCGACCACGCACTCCTACGAATTCGGCTCCGAACCGTCCGGCGGCGATGCCGGTGCGCTCGATCCGCACTTCAAGGACTACCAGATCAAGGTGTTCAACCAGGACGGCAAGACACTGCGCCGCACCGAGTACACGACGGACAATAGCTATGTCTACATCTACGACAAGAATTTCTCGGATGGCCTGTCGCGCCATCTGGTGTTCGAAGTGCGCATGCGCGACACCTTCAACAATCTTGGCGAGCCGGCTGTTCTGGAAGCAAGCAACCCGGCGCCGCGCATCGTTGCCACCAGTGTCGCCCCGACGTTTGAATCGGCAACCCTGTCCTACACGCATTCGGAAGACCCGGACTTCGCCGGCGCTATGGTGTGGCTGTCGCAGAACCAATCGAACCTGGCGCCGCAGATTCCCGATGACGCTTATCTGGTCTACAAAGGCCCGGATACGTCGATGGTGCTGTCGCAGCTGATGTTCGCGGCGAATTATTACTACCGCATCGCCGCCTACGACGCATTTGGCGCCAGCGAACTGATCCCGACCGGCGTCAAGAGCTTCAAGACCACCAACCTGAACGTGGAAGCGATCGCTGACGGTGTGCTTGGTGACTCCAAGCTCATTCCCGAACTGCAGGGGCGCATCAACCTGATCGACGCCAACGAGTTCGTGGCGGGCAGTGTGAACGCACGTGTGAAATACCTGCGCGATGCCGTGTTCAACGGCCCCAGCGGTCTTCCAGTGGCTCTGGCGGCCATTGCGGACATCAACGACGTGTCGGCCACGTCCAATTCTGCCGCTGCGCGCGAACTACACACCGTCAAGGCCCAGGTCAACGATGCCAAGACGGGCCTGCCGGCGGCAATGGCATCGATCAATGCACTGAACGATGTATCGGCAACCAGTGCATCGGCCGCGGCCAAGTCGCTGTATCAGGTCACTTCGCGCCTGAATAACATCGGCGGCGTGACCATCGAACAGGCGTACCAGACCCAGGCCAATGCAGTAGATGGCCTGAAGGGCCAGTACACGGTCAAGATCGACAACAACGGTTATGTATCGGGCTTCGGCCTGGCGTCGTACAGCAACGGCGCCGGTGAGACGACGTCCGAGTTCATCATCAATGCTGACAAGTTCGGCGTGGTCATGCCGGGTGCCCCGGGCGTCAAGCCGTTCACCATCGGCAAGGTCAACGGCATCCCGCGCGTGATCATGTCGAATGCCCTGATCGGTGACGCCAGCATTTCCAGCGCCATGATCGGCAACGCGCAGATCAACAGCCTGAAGATTCAGGGCGAAGCGGTCACGGTCCCGATCGTGTCGTCCTCCCCCGATCGTGCCAAGCGCGGTCGTGGCGAAAACGTCTGGGACGTCATCAACGAAGGCTGGATCAATCTCGACCAGGCCGGCATGGTCTACATCCTCGTCACCGGCGCGCAGGGTTTTGCCAAGAACGACCGCTTCTGGGCCTTCCAGGTATGGATCGACGGTCTCGGCCCGTACCGCGTGATCATGGGCCGCCAGGCGAACGACGCGCCGGTCCTGTCGGTCATTGCCGGTCTTTCGGCCGGCACTCACCACGTTGAAGTGAAGTGGTCCGCACACTCGGACGTCATTCAAGGCTACTGCGATCTTTTCATGATGGGCGTAAAAAAATGAGCATTCAATATACCGTCTACGACACCACCACCGGCGCGATTTTGCGTACCGGTACGGCGCTGACCGAAGCGTCGGCGCGTCTGCAGGGCAGCAAGCCCGGCACCAGTGTGACGCTGGTCGGCAGTGATCCGGCCAACGAAATCATCGATGTCAATCCGATCGGCATTGACCCGAGCACGCTGCCGCGGCAAAACATGCAGGTCAACGGCACCGCGACTTCCGTCAACAAGACGGCGATAACCGCCAACGGCGTCGATACCATCGTCATTTCCCCGGTGCCCAATGGCGCAGCGTATGACATCTACCTGCCTGCCAACCTGGGGCTGGTGCAGCCACCAGACGGCATCATCACTGACGGTCAGCTGATACTGACCACGACGGTGCGCGGCATCTACAGCGTCAAAGTGTCCTTCCAAACCTTCCTCGACTTCACGGTGAGCTTCAATGCGAATTGATATCCGACCAGCCAACGGCACGCAGCTTAGCAACTTGAAAGCAGTGCCAAACAACGTCAAGACCATCGACTTGTCCTGGACGCTGCCAATCAACGATACCGGCTATCGGGCCGCGCAAATCTGGGTCAATACGATCAATGACGTAGAAAGCGCCTCGCTCGTGACGACGGTTGGCGGCAATTTCTACAGCTACCTGGCGCCAGACACCGCTTCGCGCTACTTCTGGATTCGCACCGTCAATGAGTGGAATCGTACCGATGGTCCATTCACCGGTCCGGCGCAGGCGCAGGCAAAGCTGATGACGACCGGTGACATTGGCGTCTTCGACCTTGCCACCGCCAACATCATCAACAAGCTTTCGGTTGCCAATATCACCGGCCTGGGGGCGCTGGCGACCATCAGTAAAGTGGACGCCTCGACGCAGGTGAACAACCTTGGCAACCTGGCGTTCGCCAACCGCGTTTATGCAGACGAGATTGGCGTCGGCACACTGGCGGCGGGCGTCATTTACGCCGGCACCATCAGCGCCGACAAGGTTACTGCGGGAACACTGACCGGTCAGACGATTCAGACGTCCACCGGCTCGACCCGCGTCGTCATCAATGAAGCGGCCGGCAATAACATCAAGGTCTACTACAACGGCACCATGTCGGCGCAAATTGGCGGCGGTGGTTCGGCAGCAGCCATTGGCATCAATTACGCCAACAGCGGCAATGCGGGCATCAGTGTCTCCAACTCAAGCAACTTCGGAGCCATCATCAGTGGCGCGCGCGGGGCCAGCATCAGCGGCGGCAGCGGCGGCCTCGACGTCAGTTCTTCGTCCGGCAATGCGATCACGATTGCCTCCGGGTCGAACGGCATTGTTCAAAACGGCGGCGGAACGAATTGGCTTCGCACCCTTGTTCCCGCAAACGATAACGCCTGGTCGCTCGGCTACACCGGCCAACGATGGACGGAAGTTTATGCCGCCTCTTCGACCATTGTCACTTCCGATGAGCGCACCAAGACCGACATCAAAGACACCACTGTCGGCCTGTCGTTTATCGAAAGCCTGCGCCCGGTAACGTATCGCCAACGCATTTCAAAACGCATCGTCAACGACCTGAAGCAAGACGAAGTCGACATCAAGGATGAAGTGCCTTTTGTCGGCCCGAAACCGCTGCCTTATACCGTGACCGAGATTACCGGCGCAAGGCCGCACCATGGCTTGATCGCGCAAGAAGTGAAGCAGGCCATGACCAGCCACGGCATCGAAGACGCGGCGTTTTGGGGTATGGACAATCCGGCCGATGAAAATTCGCAACAGTTTTTGCGCTACGAAGAACTGATTGCGCCCTTGATCAAGGCGGTGCAGGAGTTAAGCGCCGTGGTAAAAGCGCAAGGCGAACGCATTGCGGCCCTGGAAGGGGTCGCTCGATTGTAAGTCATCACTGACTTATGGTATGCTCATGGCCAACTTTTCTAGGGTTGGTCATGGCACAAATTAAGAAAACCTGCTCCGTCACGAACAACAGCCAGGTCGTCACCGTCAGTGGTGGCGATCTGACTGCGCGCATCAAGCGCAATCATGTTTTTCTGGTCGAGGGCGAGCTTGTGCCTTACACGATCGCCCAGGATAGCGTTTTCGATGGCACCAACACCATCGTCACCCTTACCGGCGTCTACAAAGGTGCAACCAGCGCCTTGGCGTCAGGCGTATTCGCCGTCGACGTCACCTACCCGGACATGATCCCCACCATCGCGCAAGGCGACGTGGGCACGGCGGCCATCTTTTCCCAAGCCATGTACCGCATTCAGGACATGGTCAACTCCGTTTCGCCTGGCGGTCTGGCGCAGTACACTCAGTACTGGACCGATGTACGCGACTGGAATGCAAACGTCTCCGGCTGGCGTACCGAAATTTCCGGCTGGCGTACCGAAACCCTGACGGCGCGCGACCTGTCGCAGAAATGGGCAAGCCAGGCAAGCGGTACTGTCGACGGCACCAATTACAGCGCCAAATACCATGCCCTCGCAACCGCCGCTGTTGCCGCAACGGTGGCCACGGCGGTGCAAGATGCGCAGAAATGGGCAACCAGCACCAGCCTGATCGACGGCACCAGCTATGGTGCAAAGAAGTATGCGACCGACGCCGGCGCCAGCGCAACCCTGGCAAACAACTGGTCCACTTCCCTCACCGTGGTCTCTGGTGGCCTGTATGGCGCGCGCTACTACGCGAACGATGCATCGACCAGCGCCACCCTGGCCAAGAACTGGGCCACCAAAACCGGCAGTGAAGTCGTTGCCGGCCAGGGTTATTCGGCCAAGGAATACGCGCTGCAGGCCAGCGACTCGGCAGTCATTGCTGACGCCAGCGCGGACGCGGCTGCAATCTCGCAAGGCACGGCAAGCACCGCGGCGCAAACCGCAACCCAGAAAGCCAGCGACGCCACGACCGCGGCGCAAACCGCAACCCAGAAAGCCAGTGATGCCGCCGGAAGTGCCACCGCGGCCGGAAATTCCGCAACTTCGGCAGCGACGTCCGCGACCACCGCCGGCACCGCAAAGACCGCGGCAGAAGCTGCGCGCGACACCGCCGAAGACTGGGCTGAAGTCGCGCAAGCCGCGGCCCAAACGGCAACCGGTGGCCAGATTCAATCCGACTGGGCACAAACCGACAGCACGAAGAAGGACTTCATCAAGGGCAAGCCGGACTTGTCGCAAAAGGCGAATGTCGCGGGCAACTCTGCACAAGATTTCTCCGGTAAGGTTGTGTACGCCGCGACCAGCTTTATCGCCAACGGCGTGAACTATGCGACCTTGCAGGGCGGCGCTACCGGCGTGGCCCCCGCCCTGATCGCCTCGGGTGCTGACGCCAACGTGGGTATGTATTTCGGAGTAAAGGGCGTCGGCGGGTACAACTTTGCCAATGGCGCAGGGGCGTCCATGTTCCGCCTCGATACCGTGTCGAATGCGGTGAATTACCTTAGTGCGACCAATGGCGCGACCGGAAGCGCGCCCAAGCTACAAGCTGTCGGTGCCGATGCCGATATTGGCATGTCGTTTGTCGCAAAGGGTCGCGGCGTCTTGAATTTCTATGACGGCGGCGGAAACCCCATCCTGCGTTTGACAGGCGTGACAAATCCGGCGAATTGCCTCAAGATCATCAATTCGCCCAGCGGCGATTTTCCGAAGCTCGCGGTAGAAGGCGGCTCAAATACCGGCATTAACTATGTGACGAACGGTCAAGGCGCTCACCAGTTCTCTGCTGGCAGCACGATCCATTTTGCCGTAGGTGTTTTCGACAGTCAGGCAAACAGCTATCTGACTGCATCAGGCGGATCAGGAGTTGCCGCGCTTCGGGTGGACGGAAGCTCGACAAACGCCGGCATGGACTTTATCGGCAAGGGCACCGGCAAATTCAACTTCAAGAACGGCCTTGCGTCGCAGCTTGTCGTTCAGACCGTGGTCAATGCGGTCAACTACGTCAATACCAAGGCTTCGCTTTCCGGCGCCGGCGTATCCGTGTACGCCGATGGTTCCGACGCCAATATCGATCTTCTGCTGCAGCCGAAAGGCACCGGTCGTGCGCTTCTGTATGGCAATGCGTCGACCGCTACGAAACTGGAGACCGCCCGTCTGATCAATGGCGTCGCCTTCGACGGCACGCAGGACATTACCCTGCCGGGTGGTGCTGACAAAGTGCCGCTCGATGGCTCGGCCCAGATGACCGGCTCGCTTGGTTTCGCAAGCGGCTTCGGCGTCACTCTGCCGGACGGCACCTACACGCCGCGCATGCGAAACGCGGGCCTGGGCAAAATGGTATTCGACAACGCCTTGAACAGCGATGTCGCCATGACGCTCGACTTCAAGACTGGCAAGGCGACGTTCAATTACATGATGGTAGGCGACTTGCAGGGTAATCTGCTTGGCAACGCTTCGACCGCCTCTCGTCTGAATGGCTCGGTGACAATCAATGGCGTTTCCTTCAATGGCTCGCAAAGCATTACCGTGCCAGCCGATGCCAGCACGACCGCTGCTATTGCGGCAAAAGAGCCTGCTCTTGGCACCAGTAGTAGCGCCTACTACCTGCGCGGTGATCGCGTCTGGACGTATTTCGAAGGAAGCGTACAGGCGACGCGGGTCGGTACATTGTCCAGCGGACCAACGGCGCCGGTTCTCGCCAGCGATACATTCACCGCGGCCATAAACAAACTCAATAATTCGGCGGCGCTGGCGGAAGCGGTTGCGAACAAAAACGCAGCCAGCGGTTACGCAGGGCTGAACGCGTCCAAGCAGTTGCTGCTGCCGCACTCTGACAGTGCGCTTCTTTCAATCCTGGGGCACGCCAATACTGCCGTGCGCACGTACCAACTGCCCGACAAAAACGGCACGGTAGCGATGCTGTCGGACCTGAGCACGCTGAACAACCCGACGATCACCGGCTACAAAGAGACGACGCAACTTCTGTCAGGTGTCTCCGGCACGATCAACATTGTGCCCAGTGAAGGCACCATCTTTGACATCACCACGGCGGGCAATCTGACGATCAACCTGCCGGCCTACGAGGCGGGTCGCAGCTACGGCGTGAACATCAAGTACGGCGCAACTGGTCATACCGTCACCTTTGTGTTCGGTACTGGTGGCGGTTCGTGGGTTGGTGGCTCGACTCCTGTCGCTACATCCGTGGTCGGAAAGATCGATCAGTACCTGTTCAACTGTATGCATTTCAAGACCGTGGGCAAAGACGGCGGGAGGAACGCCTGATGTTCGCGGCTAATTGCGCTGTAGCACGCCCCACTCCCACAGGACAGTACGAGATTTCCGGTCCCGGTACGTATTTCTGGACCTGTCCGGCCAATGTGTACTTCGTGCATGGCGTGATCATCGCTCCGGGCGGCAACTTCGTATCTGGTACTGGTGGCGGTAATGGTGGCGCGCTGGCTTGGA